TGAATGCCTTGAATGCCTTGAATGCCTTGTGTTCCATTTGCACCATTATAAACTTGGAATGTTGATGTGGTTGCATTGGTATAAGTTATTGTGTAAGTGTCGGTAGTACCTGGTGCACCTGTTCCACTAGTCCTAACTATTGACACTATCCCAACACCATTAGTGCCGTTTGTTCCATTAGTTCCGTTAGTTCCGTTAGTGCCATTCGTTCCGTTATCTCCTTTAATCTTACCATTTAATACCCAACTCCCTAATTTCTTTTGGTAAAAGTTCCAAGTGATTAAATCAAGGTAAAAATTATCGTCAATCCCTAATGAATTATCTGGTGCAATGTTGCCAAATAATATTGTATTACCATCCGCACCATCCGCACCTGGTGTTCCTTGATTACCTGTTATTCCTTGAATACCCTGCGGCCCTTGTGGCCCTGTTGCACCAATAGGGCCAGGCACTGTTACATAAGTACCTTCTGCATTTAAAAATACTTGTTCCGATACTCCTAATTCTAAAAGTACCGATTGCTCAACCAATAAATCAAGTATCAAGTCCGCCATTAAATAACCTTATTAATTAAAATGAAATCACCAAGTCCTATCGTTGTAATCTTACCACCTATTGTAGTCTGCAACTCCCATCTATACTTACCATTTTTATTTGCAGTATCTGTTGCTGCAATTGGTATAGTTATAGTTTGGCTTGCAATAGTAATAGTAGGCAATGTTTTATTAAAAATCAATTCATCATTGCTACCTTCAACTTTAAATTGACACGCTGTTATACCTGCTAATGGAAACAATGCCGGAACAACTACGACAAAGTCGCAGTCATTACCTTCTATTCGTGTAATTGTGTATTCTTGTTTTGGTAAGTAAGTAGCCATTTATATTATATATTATTTTTTATTATTATTAGCAAATATCTATACTATTAATCTCTGTAAAGTTCACATCAAAGTAAACACCTGCAGTATAATCCGCAGTAAATTGCCTAACAGGTGTTATTCCACTTGCATCAATATTATATAGATTTAATTGGCTAGTGTAATCTAATTGCTTAATTGCAGTAAGTGCATCTATCTCACATTCGCCTATAATATTATTCAAGTCTATATCACTTTGCTTTTGCACTTTCAGCATGTGGACTCTGTAAGTCCTAATAACTTCATTGGCATTGTTGTTACTACCTATGTACTCTATGTTACACAATGGAAACTTAGCATCAAAGCTATCATCTATTATGTTTTGTATTGGCACTTGTAGGATGTTGTAAGTTGTTGGTAGCAACTTTACTGCATCCTGAATTATTTGATATATTTGGCTTAGTGTTTGCATTAAATTTTTTTAGCTTGATTAAAATATCTTTTTCTTTTTTTATCTCCATCCACAATCCTTTTTATCATCATTCAAATAGATAGAAGGTGAATAGGTATTTGTGCTTGCATTCACATCTGTGCTTTCGGTTGTGTATTCTGGGAATAGTGTTTTATTGTTCTGCAAATAATTTACTAACCTTTGCAAATAGCTATCCATTTTATTTTTATGTCTATCACTTATTTTTTCTAGTTCATCATAGCTTGTACTATCTGCAAAATCATCTCTTTTTTTTGTAACTCCCTTAGTGTAATTTTGATAGGTGCTATCAATTACATAATCCGCCATTACCCCATATATCAATATATCCAAAATATAATCATTTACTAAATTTAAATAAACCCCTGCAAGTGTACTTGCTTTTTTATCAGCTTTTAATTTGTAATAAAGTGTATCTCCCAAAATAGGATGCACATACAAATCTTGCACTGCACAAATGGAAGGTGTAAGCATTTCTAGTGGCACATTTGCATGTACTAGGTTTCTATCTTTGAATACCTGCTCGTTAATTAATTTTACTTGGCTGTTTATCATTGCTATTTGTTTTTACTTACTAAATTACCTACCCATCTATGTCTGCAACTTGGCGAAGTTTTCCACCAACCACCTGCGCGGTCAAACACACTATAACCCAATCTTGCACTTATACTTTCAATGTCTTTTCTTGAATAATACCTATCCAATGCCATTAATTTTTGGCAAAATGGTCGGCTTGGATGCTCCGCAGTATCTCTTTCGTTTACCGGTATTTCATCCTTCCACTCATAACTATACATTACTCTATAATCTGTCGCAGTTGGTTGCTCAATTATCTCAATTCCACTAGTTCCAATGCTTATTTTACCTTGTTTTTCTAGTTGATTTAATGCACTTTTTACATCATTTTCACTCAAATCCATGTCATTAGCTATGTCTTCTATCGTAGCATCAGGATTAACGGCTAAAGTGCCGTAAATATCGCTTATATCTGCTTTGGTAACACTTAGTGATATATGGCGTACAAAGTGGTTAAAATCGGCTTTATTTGCCCCAAATTCGCTAAAAATAGCCAATAAATCATCATGCTTGGATTGTGCTATTGGTGCTGTAATTGGCTTAGGTGTATCTTGTGGCATTGGTTCGTAGCCTAATAATTCCCTTTGTTCATCAATTGTAAGTACAGTTGCAATAGTTGTGCTATCTAATACGATACCAATTGGATCGGTTGGCATCATTCCCATTACTGAAGTGTCTAAAGTTTCATTCAAATCTTTAACCAATTTCATCAACTCATAATGCACTGCATCCCTTCGATAGTACACATAGGTATTATTGAATATTTGATAGCTTTCTTTAAGATTATTAGTTCCACCTAACTTGCCAGGAACACTAATTCCAAATAATTCTGGACTCGTTACTTCATGGCATGAAAATATATTATTTCTTATCAATTCATCAATAGCACTATAATTTTCTTTTACTAAATCACTTACACCAAGATCATCAATAACTGTCTTTCTGTTTATATCACTAACAAAATCTAAAATAATACTTTCGCCACCTTCGCCTGTGTAAGTATCACTAAATTTCTTTTTTATTCTTGACTTTATTTCTTCGGTAGGCTCACCATTTACTAAAGTTACATGCTTGGTAGCTTTGAAACCTTGCTTACTATTTGTGTAAGTGTGCTTACTTACCTCAACATCTGCAGCTATGTAATTTAAGCCTTGAAAGTAGTTAGGAGTTGGATATACATTTGCAGGGTTTTCATTTTCTGCATAAAAAAATAATTCACGCAAACCTTCTGGATTTGGTTCGCCATAAATTGCAAACTCTACTAGATTACTACTTCCAATAGTTGTCAATTGTGGATTGATAATATACCAATACTTAGTACCATCATAATTTCGCGCTATATTTCTATTTGGTATTGGATGTAAGCTAGCTACTTTGCCCTTTTTATTTCTAATTACCTCTATATAGAATGCGTTAAATATCTCATAATTTAATATGCACTTTTTAGCTAAGTCGTTTAGTGTATCGGTTGCACTTACCTTTGGATTATAGGCATAACCTTTGCCATAAATATACTTAGCCTTACCCTTAACCAAACTACCATGCTTTGGCGAATTTTGGAATAAATACATAAGGTACTCGTTATAATTTACATTATTAGTACCTACATTTAATATTGGCCTTTCGTTATTCCCTACTCTAAAAAGTGGATTGTATGGCTTTAAGGCCTCTGCTAGTTTTATATTAAATCCTTCCATATTGTTATAAAAAAAGGTACACCTTATCAGCATACCTTTTTTAATTGTTTTATTTTAAAATTAAGCAGTTAATGCTGCGATGATTGAACTATCTACTTCTTTAAATGGTGCTATCTCCTTACCTTTAAAAGTAAGCATTGAACCATTGAAGTCTGCAAACTTAGTACCACTTTCGCGGCTTCCTGATTTTGTCAAACCATACTTCTCACCAAGTAACCAATACTTACCATTATTATCTTCTGCAATGATACACAAAGTATTTTGTGCTAATAATAATAGTGTGTTTCTAGTTGTTGTAGTTAGTGCATTTTTCTTTGCAGTTACTTCTATCACATATTCTGCAGTGTCGTTTTCTTCATCTACATTTTCAGTTTCTTTGAAGTTAATCACTTCTTTTTTGAAAATGAAATTGTAAAATTTCTTTGTAGCTACCATCGTGATAGCGGTTATAACTCCCGCTGTTTCTGTTATACTTGAAACATTGGAAAGTTCTGTTATTCTTAAGGATTTCGCACCGCCATGTAAATCCTTACATGCGTCTAAAGTAAATCCTGCTGTTAAATTACAAGGCATATTATTATTTTATTTTTTTAAATGTTATTAAAATAAGGAGTGGATAATTTACCCACTCCCTACTAAATTAATTAAGCTAATTTGAAGTAAGCAACCTCTGATGTTCTTGCAAAAGTTACACCTAACTTATATTTGCAATACAATCTAGTTTTCATTGAATATTCATCATACTTCAATTCAACTACTTCATGCTCACCTTCGCCATCTATTGCCATTACCATGTTAGGCCATGCAAATGATAATATCATGTTACTTCCGTTCATACCATTTACAGGCACTACTCTAGTTGAAGTACCAGGTACTATAAACTCACTAACTCCATCTTGAGTAACTGTATAATTAAACAAGTTTGCAGTAGTTAATGCTTGAGCAAATTTGCGCGCTGTATCTGCACCACATAATACTACTCTATCTTGTGAAGTTGCTATTTCAATTGGTGTTGCATTTTCAATACCGTTAAATATTGCAATTACATTTGATGTAGTTATACCAGTTGCAGTTAAGATAGGCCCGCCTGTTGTATATAAAGCTACATTACTATTTACACCGCCTGTTTGTACTTGCTTTAATAAGCCATCTAAAAATACTAAGTTACCAGCACCTGCAGTATCACCTTTGAAAACTAAGTTTTC